ATGAGAAAATAAGGCTAGTCATCAATTTTAACTACTTCATCTAAATGATTTGATATCAGATCTAGAATGGACTATATTTTTAGCCAAAAACTAGTATAATGATTTACTATGGCACTGAAAAAAGTACAATTTTTACCTGGATTCAATAAACAACTTACCGAAACTCAAGCTGAGGGGCAATGGGTAGACGGTGATAATGTTAGATTTAGATATGGCTCACCAGAAAAAATAGGTGGTTGGCAGCAACTAAGCAACGTTAAAATAACAGGTGCTGCTAGAGCTATGCATCATATTGTAAATAGTAGCGGTATAAAATATTCTATAATAGGAACTAACAGAATATTGTACGCTTACTCAGGTGGTGTATTTTATGATATACACCCGATTAGAGATACCACAACTTTAACTAACGCTTTCACCACAACTAACGGATCTCCAACTGTTACCATAACTTTTTCTTCAGGCCACAGTCTAAACCCTGGAGACATAATTTTATTAGATAATTTTACTGCTATTACAAATTCAAACTTTAGCGCTTCTGATTTTGACGACAAAAAATTTATGGTAACTAGCACACCGACTAACGTTACGCTAACTATAACAATGCCCTCAAATGAAACTGGTTCTGGTGCTACAACATCTGGAGGTATTAGAGTTCAGTCTTACTATCCTGTTGGACCCGCAGAGCAGCTACCAGGATTTGGTTGGGGCTTGGCTTCTTGGGGCGGTGAAGTATCAAACCCTCAAACAACAACTTTAAATGGAGCTCTACTAGATGATGCTAACGGAACAGGTGGATCAGGATCTTCAATTACGTTGACTAGTTCTACAGGTTTCCCGACAACAGGAACAAATTTTATAAAAGTAGGCACAGAAGAAATTTCTTATACTGGAGTATCAGGTAATGACTTAACTGGAATTACAAGAGCAGTTAGAGGAACAACAAGAGCTGCACATTCAGATGGAGCCACAGTAACAAATACATCTGACTTCGTAGCGTGGGGCGAGGCTGCATCAGGTGATTTAGTTATTGATCCAGGTCTTTGGTCTATTGATAACTTTGGTAATAAAATTATTGCTTTGATTCACAATAAACAAGTTTTTGAATGGAACGCAGATGCTGCAAATGCAAACGCAACGAGAGCAACAATTATATCCGGAGCTCCAACTGCATCTAGAGATATGATTGTATCTACACCTGATAGACACTTAGTATTCTTTGGCACGGAAACAACAATAGGAACACCAAGCACACAAGATCAAATGTTTATAAGATTCTCTGACCAAGAGAATATTAATTCATATACACCCACAGCAACTAACACAGCTGGTACTCAGAGACTTGCAGACGGATCTAGAATTATGGGAGCTGTTAGAGGTAGAGATGCAATCTACGTTTGGACCGACACTGCTTTATTTACACAAAGATTTATTGGTCCACCATTTACGTTTGGTTTTGCTCAAGTAGGAACTAACTGTGGACTGATAGGACAGAACGCAGCTGTTGAGGTAGATGGAGCTGCATATTGGTTTTCAGAAAATGGTTTCTTTAAATATGCTGGTGCTCTTCAGACATTACCGTGTTTAGTAGAAGACTTTGTATTTGATGATTTAAATACTACGGCTAATCAACTTATAAATGCAGGATTAAATAATTTGTTTGGTGAGATTAATTGGTTTTACTCTTCTTCAGGATCAACTGTTATAGATAGAGTTGTAACTTATAATTATTTTGAATCAACACCAGAGAGACCAATATGGACAACAGGAACATTAGATAGAACAACATGGCAAGACTCTGCGGTGTTTGGTAAACCTCATGCCACAGATTATGATGCTGGTTCAAATAACTCTTATGATGTTGTTGGAAACACTGACGGTTGCACTATATATTATGAACACGAAACTGGCACAGATCAAGTAACGTCAACTGCTACAACAGCCATAACCTCAAACATACAGTCTGGAGATTTTGATATTTCTCAAGGTGGTGATGGAGAGTTCTTTGCAAAAATTAGAAGATTTATACCTGACTTTTTATCACAAACAGGTAACACACAAATTACATTAAACTTAAGAAACTTTCCAAATAATACAGCAGCTAGTTCTTCACTAGGACCTTTTACAATTTCATCATCAACAGAAAAAGTTGATACAAGAGCTAGAGCCAGAGCTGTGTCTTTAAAAGTAGCAAACACTGCAGCACAACAGAGTTGGAAACTAGGTGGATTTAGGTTAGACATACAACCAGACGGGAGAAGATAATGGCAAAGATAGTACAGGTATTAACAAGACCATCACCAGTATACAGGCAGGATGTTGCTGACGCACAGGTAAGAGATCTTGATGCGATTGTGCAAAAATTAAATACAACATTTCAACAAGAACTAAAGGATGAAGTTGACGCTCAAAACTTCTTTTTAAATTAATGGCAAATAGTTTCGTAAACGCAAAGGTGGATTTAACATCAACAGACAACACTACGTTGTATACAACTCCAACTGCTAATGTTTCTTTAGTAAAATCAATACTAGTATCCAATGACTCGGGGTCTAGCTGTAATCTAGATGTTACATTAACCGATGCTTCTGGTAATGTGTTTAGTTTGTTTAAAACGAAAGCAGTGGATACTAATACAACAACCGAACTTTTAACACATCCTCTTGTTGTACAAGAGAGTGAGGTATTAAAAGTACAAGCTAGTGACGCGGACGAGCTGCACGTCATAGCTTCTATATTACAAATACAGCCAAGAGAGGTAACTACATAATGAAAGAACTAAAACCAGAGAAAATAATAGAAAAAATAACTAATAAAAAGACTGGAGAAGAGTACAAAAATGAGGAGGATTGGAAGGCAAAAGGTGTATCTCCTGATGATATTAGAAGAGATCTTACGGTAATTATGCCAAGTCTTGATTTATTCTCAAAAACCAAGTAGATTGAGTGTTTCAGGATATCAAAGCCTGCCAATAAGGATTTAATTAAATATGCCAATAACAAGAGGACAGATGAAAAGACAATTACGCATGGGTGGTGGTATTATGAATGCTATACCTAGACAAGCATACGGTATAGGAGACATAGCTAAAGCAGTTACTAGACCGCTTAAAAAAGCTGCTAAGACAGTTGGTAAGATTGCTAAATCTGATGCAGGTAAACTAGCATTGGCTGCAGCTGCAGCTTACTACGCTCCAGGTATTGGAATCAAAGCTAAGTTTGGTCCTGGTATAAAAGGATTACAAGCAGCAGGAGTAGCAGCAAGATCTAAACTAGGAGATTTTTTTATAGGATCACCTTTAACAGAGGGAGTTGGAAGAGATACTTTTGCAACAAGTGGATTAGGTAAAATTTTAGGTTTAGGCGGTGCTACTAAAGGCACTGGCACAGGCAGTGGCCTTTTAACTAAAGGTCTAGCTTTAGCAGGACTATCCTCTTTTTTAACATCTCAATATGGTTTAACACCAGAGCAACAAGAAGAAGAATTAGCAGATCCAGAAAAATTACAATCTTATTTAAGAATATATTACACAAATTTAAATCCAAATGCAGGATCTGAAGAGATAGAAGAGTTTGTAAGACAAAATTCAGCGGAAGGTGGTAGAATAGGTTTTGCTAATGGTCCGGTATTACCACCAGACCCAACACAACCTGTAAATCCTTTTGGGCCAAAACCAGGAGACTTTGGAATTGAAGAGGACATTCCAATAAAAATGGCATCTAATATAGAGAACGATAAGATATTAGAGGCTTTGTTTGAAAAATATTTAGATATGGGAATGTCTCCTAAAGAAGCATCAGAAGCAGCTTATGCTGAGTTTGAGAGAATGAGTAAAAAAGAAGAAAAATTTTTTAGTGTGCCAGATAGAAGTTTAGCAGCTTTAGGTGGTAAGATGGATACTCCCAGCGATAACGCTATGCAAGCAGCGGGCATCGAGGGACTACCTGTAAGAAAAAATCCAGCAGGTGTAACAGAGCTAGATCTTAGAAAAACAGGTGGATTTATACAACCTGTTGGTATAAAAGAAAAAGAAGATGATATCCCAGCGATGTTATCTAATAATGAATTTGTATTTACAGCAGACGCTGTAAGAGGTGCTGGTGACGGAAACGTTAATTTAGGAGCACAAAGAATGTATGACACTATGAAAAGATTAGAAGCAGGAGGAAAAGCATAATGGCAGAAGTAGTAAGAACAGCCCCAGCAGAGTTTATAGAAGCAGCAGCAAAAACATATCTTGATGATTTAACAAAAGGTATTGGCACATTTAAAGAAACAGATCTTTCTACTATTATGGGTCCACAGTTTGTTGCTGGACCTGGTGCATTAACAACACAAGCTGAACAATTAGCCCCTGGTCTTGGTGGCTTTCAACCTTTCTTAACACAAGCACAACAATTAACAGGACCTACAGCTTTTCAAGCTTATATGTCTCCGTTTCAACAAGATGTTATTGACACAACATTAGCAGAGTTTGATAGACAAACTGCAAAAGGTTTACCTGCATTAGCTGCTCAAGCTGTTGGTGCTGGAGCATTTGGTGGTGGTAGAGAAGGTGTACAAAGAGCAGAGTTTCAAGCAGCATCAGATAGAAACAGAGCAGCATTACAAGCTCAATTATTAAGTCAAGGATTTACACAAGCGCAAAATTTAGCTGCACAAGACTTCACTAGAAATCTACAATTAGCTCAACAAACACCTGCATTGCTAGGTCAACAAATTTCAGCACTAACAGGTTTAGGTGCTCAACAAGGCGCAAGAGCACAACAACAATTAACAGCTCAACAACAGCTTGCATCAAGACAAGCTTTACAACCACTAGAAGCAGCTCAACAATTTGGTTCTGGTGTTACGCAATTAATTGCAGGATATCCTGGTAGAGAGCAAATATTACCACCAGCAGCTACACCATCACCGTTAGCAACAGGACTTGGAACAGCATCAACACTAGCTGGTATTTACAGATTAATTAATCCAGCGCCAATAAAGTTTGCATAATATGAGTAGAATATTAAAAAGACCAATGTTTAGAAAAGGTGGGGAAGTCATGGAGGGTATCATGACTGGTATCAAGACTAGAGAAAGCTTCTCAGAAAAAGCTATATCTGATGCTATGCGTGACCGAATAAAAAGTGTTCAAAATAGAATGAATGTAATTGATGCTATTGCAGGCGCCGGAGCTAGCCCATTAGCAAACCCATTAACACAATTTTTATTACAAACAGGTGCTAATTTAATTGGTGGAGAGGCTGCAGGTGGCACAAAACTACAAGAGATTGTAGGTGCAACTAAAAAACCTTTAGCAACTGCTATTAGAGCTCAACAATTAAGAGACGCGAGTAGAAGAAAATTAGCTGCTACTTTACTTTCAAAAACAGGTGGCACTGACATAGCTAAACTTCAAAGACAAGCAAAAAAAATATCAGAGTTAACAGGCAGAGATTACAAAACAACATTAAATAATTTGATACGTAAGTTTATGTACAAAGATCCAACAGACCCAGATGAGATAGGAAGACAAGATAAAAAAGCTTTTATAAAAGGATTGTTATCTGAAACAGATGCTGCTGGTAGAAAATTATATTCTACAGATGAAGCAACCGCTGTGGGTAATGCACGTGATTCTGCCTTACAAAATGACAAACTTAAAAATAGATTAGATCCTAGTAAAACAGCTATACCTAAAAGAGAGATTAATAAATTAGAGGAAACAACTACACAATTAGGTGAAAAAACAGTAAAAGCATTCAAACCAAGTGGTAACGTCATATTCCAACCAAATAAAGCTTATTATGACTTTGTAAGAGGAACATGGATGGTATTTAAAAATGAACTATTGATTCCTATAGGTGAAAAATAGAAAGGGGGCTGAATGTCTGATCGATTAGATGAACTAGAAGGTCTTACTTTCGAAGAAATAATAGAAGAAAATACAGACAACTCTGAAAATTTAATTTCAGAAGAGTCAAAGCCAGAGCCCATATTAGAAATACCAGAAAAAGAGCCAGAGGAAAAGGGAACTCCTTTTTTTGGTAATGTTATCTCTCCAGACACTAAAACAGGTACAGTTCAAGAAGAGGTTGTAAGAGGTATAAGTAAAATTGTAGATAAAGTACGAGGTAAAGAAGTAGAAGAAGAGGCATCTCTTATAGAATCATTAACAGGCGCTGGTATTAGTGCTGGTATAAAAATACCAAAAGGACTTGTAACGTTTGGAACGCTGCTATACGACATCTTTCAAGAAGAAGGTATACCAGTAGATGAGACTTTAACAGGTAGACTCAATGACGCCTTTGAACAAACAACTTTAGGCAAAATAGAAAAAGCATCAGAAGAAGTAGCAGCAGAAACAGCGGCAGGTAAAATTACAGAAGCTGTTGGTCAGTTGTATGGTGCAGGTAAAATTGCACAAAAGACAGCCATTCCTGTAATAGAAAAAGGATCTCAAAAAGTTAGACAATTAGTAAGTGCCATCAAAGGCGGTAGATATGTTAAAACCTCCAATAATTTAAATGCAGCAAGAGCTGTTAAAGAAGCTAACAAATTAAATAAAATAACAGGCACAGATAAGTTTGTTGCTATAGCGGTAGGCGGAGGTATTGGAACTGGTTTTATTGTGTCTGATATAGAAGATATAGGAACATTTGGTGATTGGGATTTTTTAGATTTCTTACCTACAGGATTAGATAGAGATATTAAAGAACAAGGTGGTGAGGATGCTCAAAGACAATTATTAAATAGATTAAAATTTGGTTCTGAATTAGCTTTTCCTATTGTACCTTTTGTTGTTGGCACAGGTAAAGTAGGTAAACTTATTGTACAAAAAGGTAAAGACCTTGCATACAGTGATAGTATGCTAGAACGATGGGTAGATAGATTTATTGGTCAACCATTTAGATCTAGAAGTAATAAGACTCAAGAATTATTTGATGGCATACAAAAACTAGAGGGTAAAAAGTCTGCTGTAAAAGTATTAGCAAAAGATGCTTCTAGAAATATCGACGATAGAATAAGAGACATATCAAAAGAAACAAGAGGCGCGGCACAAGCTGTTAAAGAACCTGAGACTGTATCAAAATTAATATCTGAGTTTACGTTTGGCGTTGATGATGTAGTAAAAAAGAAAGAAATATTTTTTCCTGGATTTAATCAAGCATCAATAAATAAATTTAAAGATTCTTTAAAAAAGATAGGCGTATCATCAAAACAAGTAGATAATATTGTAAAAGATTCCACAGAGTTTAGAGAAACAGCAACGGGTCTAAAAAATTTAATTAATGCTAGTAAAAACGTAGTTACAAGCACAGATAAGTTAAACAAAATATTAAATGAAAGAATAAAAAATCAATTATCTGTAGACTATAAAATTATAGATGACAACACAGGAATATTTAATGGTTATGTGCCTACAGCTGAAAGCATAAAGGAAGTAGCACAAGTATTACAAAGATATGCAAGGGACAACGGTAAAAGTTTAGATGCTGATATCC